GTATCCAGTTCTCAGATGAATCTGCAATCAACCCTGCTGCCACACTGGCAACAGCAAGGCGCGGCCTGGCAGGGGTATGAGGTAATTATGAAAGACCTGATCACGCAAGAGAACACCGAAGACGTGGTGAAGGAAATCGAGGAAGCGTTCTTCGATATCCCTTTCGAGAACTCCCAGTTCCAGACTGAGAACTTCGTTATCAATGCCCAGCTCACACCCGAGCGGGCGTACCGGGCCATCGGCCTGCGCATGCACAATCGCCTGCGCGCGCTGCGTGAAGCCCAGTTCAGCCGCATGCGTGAAGAAATCGATCTGGATGAATTGCGGGCTAAGCTGCAGCTGAGCGAGTACAATAAATTCGACAAGCGCCGCTTCGAGGTGGACATACAGCAGAAGCTGTCAAGCCGGGCCTTCACCGAGAAGCTTATCAACGACGCCATCGCTGAGTTGAACGTCCTGTACCACCACTTCAAGCGCCTCCCCAGGTTCACACGCGAACAGTTCGAAGCAGCAGAGAGCACCTACTTCGAAGAAAGCCTTACCCGTCAGGTGAAAGGCATCGTGGGTGCAGCCGAATCCCTCACCAACATGACCCAACCCACCCCGGCGATCACGCATGATAGGGAGTAAACCATGTACGACCAACATAGGCAGATGCGCGAAGATAAGGCTGACGACTCAGTTACCCAAGTCCTAGACAAGCTTGAAAAGCTTGACGTGAGGATGGCGAAAATTGAGAAGTACCTTGAGCGCCAGAAGGGGTTCATCGGTGGCTTCCTCCTGATCACGACAGTCGTGGCCTGGGCCCTATCTCAGTTGAAGGATCTGTGGCGATGAACATGAACCTATACGCTTTCCTCTGGATGCTCCGGCACGCAGAGGGCACGGCGGGCCAGAACGGCTACCGCACCATGTTCGGCGGTGGGCTCTTCAACTCGTTTGACGATCACCCAAGGAAGCGCATACGGCGCCGATCAGGTACGCGGTACATCACCAGCACAGCAGCTGGGGCGTATCAGTTCCTGGCCCGCACCTGGGACGATTGCCGTGGCACCCTGGATCTGCCAGACTTCTCGCCAGCCTCGCAAGACCGGGCGGCTCGGTTGCTGATCCATCAACGTGGTGCGATCAACGACGTGCTTGCTGGCCGTCTCGAAGCAGCTGTCAAGAAATGCAATAAGGTGTGGGCATCGCTGCCTGGTTCGCCATATGGACAGCCGACGATCACAATGGCCAGGTGCAAGCAGCTCTTTGCAGAAGCAGGTGGGTATTCGCTTGAGGGGTGATCGTCATGGTGAGGGTATATCTGCTGCATGGGATCAAAACGATTGACCCAGGGCGCTCATCGATTTCATTCTTCCGGCACATCATGCCTAAGTTCAAGGTGGTGCTGCTCAAGTACATGTACATTCCCGTTATGTTCTCAGTCATCGTGCCCTTCATCAACCGACGGATAGTCAACCGCATGGCCAACGAGGTGTGGCCTGAGCAGATCATACTGGGTCACTCCAATGGTGCGGCTGTAGCGTACGGTATCACCAAGCAAGTGAAGACCAGGGGCCTGGTGCTGATCAACCCGGCGCTGGATGATGACGTTGAGTTCGACCCGCACTTGCAATTCATCCACGTCTACTGGTCACACCGGGATAATGTGGTCTGGCTGTCGGCGCTGATGCCTTTCTCCCTGTGGGGGCGCATGGGCAAGACCGGGTACATCGGAAAAGACCCACGTGTCAAGCAATGGGAGATGCCCCACCGGCATACCTCGATAGGTACTGCTGAGGTGGCGGTGAGGTGGGGCCCAGTGATAGTGAACAACAGAGAAAAAGCCCTGCGTTAACAGGGCTTCGCTTAGTGAGAGTGGGGTTCTTCCGCTTGATAGCTCGCTTTAACTGTCTGAGATTCTTATAGCTTTTGGATCGCTTTGGTGGACTGAGGTTCTTATTCCCATTGGCTCGCTACTGAGGTGTGGGTTCCTGCGGCACAATGGCTTCATCGGCCTAGCAGTTCGTCCAGCTTCTGCCCCACAGATGATGTACCGCCGTTGCAAAATTCCATCTTGCCACGCTTCCTAAGTCCGTCTTGGATATCGTGGGGTGTGAACTTCGTCATGATCAACACGTGGTCTGTTGACTCCACGGTGGCGCGGATCTTCTGCATGGCAGTGTCAGTCTGTATAAACCGTAGCTCAAGATCCTCGCCGTACAGTGCAGACACCCGCTCGGCCTGCCGAGGCAGCAGGCCTATCACTGCAACGCTTAGCTTATCCATCACTTAAACTCCGATACTTCATCTATCGTCATCCACGTGGCATCTGGCCTGGGCATTTCAATCCAACGGCCATCGCCTTTGTAGAACCCATGGTGCTCACCGAGGGTGAATATCAGGGTTCCGCCCCACGGAATGCCAGATACCTTGCCACCCCATGGCCCGCCGTACAGCAGGCGCGGTTTAAGACTCCGGTTTTTCATACTTTCTACTCCCAACAATGAAGCTCTTGCTCTCTCGAATAGTAACACCTTCCAGCTCTGCGCCGGCATCCACTCGGCGCTTTAGTGCCGCTGGTGAGATACGCTTTTGCAGTATGTCGAAGGCGTCTTCTTCTTTGATATATTTCTGCAGCCAGGCCCAGTCGGCTACCTCGACCTTTGTTTCCTTGCGCCAGAAGGCAACGGCGGTGGCTGTCTCCAAGCACTCATCACCTGACGCCTTCATGGCGTCTTCAAGCCGCTCGGTGTAACCGTTGATCAAGTCGCTAATCATATCGCGCTTGGCTTTCAGCTCGTCGATCCTATGCAACATTTCAAGTGTGTTCATCTTCAACCCCTACGCTTTTTGCCTGAGTGAATCAGGTAAGCTTCACAGTTCATCTTGGCAGGACACCAGTAGCAGTGCGACCCGGCCACGGCTTTCGGGTTCTCTTTCAGGCCCTCTTCGAAGGCGCGCTGCACCTTCTCGTAGAACTTCAACAGTCGATCCACGTCGGTGTTCCAGTGCTTCAACGGGAAGCCCGAGGTGGCGTTCGGCTGCGCGATGGACAGGGTGCAGGGCGTGCCCTTGCCCAGCTGGTACTCTCGCACGATGCCAAGGGCGTACAGCATCAACTGAGGATTGTCGGTGGCGTGGACGGGTGACTTGCCCCACTTCAAGTCGAAGATGTGGAACCAGTCAGGCGCGATCACTCCGGCGTCCAGGGTGCCTTCACACAGATCCTTAGCAATTACGACCTTGCGTTCGACGAGAAGTTCACTGCCACCCTCGATCACCGTATTGCGAACAGCATTCAGGTAGACGTTGATCCCAGGTATGCGAGAGTCGGTGCCGTTCTCCAGATGAATGCCGGCGATGCCGTGGTGCTTGGTGCCGTTCAGTGATGCAGCAGTGTCGGTGCTGGGATAGAAGGGTTTCATCTTGATCGAGTAACCGCACTTCAACCAGCGCTCAGCAGATGACGGTGAGAACAGGGCGTGTGTACTCATTCTTCACCTCCGAACAACCCGTCCGTTATCGTTTGGTAGGCTACAGAAGCATTGAAGTCGTTAATGAGTTTCTCGATGGGGTTATTCGGCAAACCCATAGTGGCTTGCAGCTCGCGGATGTAGTGCGGCTCGCCAGTTAAAGCCTGCAGCACTGCCCTTAAAGCTTCACGGTCTACAGTCACTTCGTTCATAGCAGGTTATCCCTCGGCGCTTTGTAGTGCGCGATTAGAATGGCGTCAGCCAGTGCCTGACCCTTGGCCTTGGAGTCCAGGGCCCGCAGCTCAGGGTACAGCTGGATGGCACGTGACCTTGCCGCGTCTTTGTCCTGGCCTATAAGGCCCGCCTGTTTTTTCCAGGCTTGCGGCGTGACCAGCGTGTAAGGTATGCCCAGGCCCTGGATGATACCCTCTACCACTCCAGCGGCGTGGCCGAATGTAAACATACTGGATACACCCTGCCCTGGCATCGCCCCGACTTGCTCGATGTAGGCGTGCGCGTGACCATCCCTTAATCCATCCAGTATGAAAGCGCGGACAGCTGCGCCGTTGACGCGGCTCTTGGTGCCGACTTTCACCACTGGCATGGGTATGTGAGCTACGTAGCTGAGGTCGTCGTTGAGAATCACGATGGCGCCACTGCACCCTGGATCAATTCCTATCTTCACCTGATGGCCTCTCGTTGTCGTATGGCGAAAACTCGTCGCCGTATTCAAGGTCTTCACGCGAAGCGTCGAGGCATTCATGGTGCCAATACTGGTGTTGAAAACCTTCGTCAGTAACCACGTCTACGTGCGCGTAAGACTCACCTGCGTATATGCTCTGCCCGCACCACACGCAAAAGTGTAATCTACGGGCCTTGCGTACTTCGTCGGGGAATATGTGAAAACTCATCGTAGATACTTCGCTCTTGTTTTGCCCTTACCATACCGGGATTCGATCATGCCTTCTGCTGCTATCGGCAGACCCTCAGACCATTCCTCTCCGGCGCACAGGATCTGCAGCATCTGTTGCAAGCGTTCCTCTGCCAGATCCCCCCACACCTCGGCAACCACCTCATCATGGGTGTGCAACCGTACGTCCCAGGCGCGCAGCCTACGCAGAGCACCCATCAACAAGTCGAAGGCTATGGCCTGGGCCAGGTTCTCCGTCAACAGGCCGTGCCACAGCCGTACAGTGGGCCACTCCATGACCCCTGACTTGGGATTGCGGTTGCCGCGACGGTACTCAACGCTATCGCCCCACTCATCCTGCACCACCTTGGCGTAGGGGTAGCAGATGAGCCTGCCAGAAGGCAGCTTGCACCACAGATGCTGGCCGTCGAACAGATAGGTGATGGGCCCTACGGGTACGAGCGTTCCCGGCCCGTACATGGCCATGAGGACGGCTGAGCTGAGTGCCTTCCACAGCTTCTTGGTGTCAGCGTTCAGCTCACGGTAGGTCTTTACAAGATCTTGACGTTGTTTCTGCGGCAAGGTGATGTTCTCTTTCTTCAACGTCCTGGCCAGGGCGCCCTCACCGCCGCCGAAGCCAAGGCCCAGCACGCAGCCTTTGCTTACGAATCGTTCCAGCTCGTCGGCCTTGGTAATGACCCTACCGAAAGCAGTGGTGCCGAATGCGCAGTAGGGATCGCCGTCGGGATCAGCGAATATATCCAGCAGCCACTGTTCACCTGCCAGCCAGGCGGTAACACGTGCCTCGATCTGCGCGAAGTCAGCGATAAGGAATTGTGTGCCTTCACTGGCAACGAACACCGGGCGCGTCATCTGTGCCAGCAGGTGGACGGGATCGCCCATCATCCGCAGCCCAGGGATACCGCGCTTCTTCAAGATCGGGATAGCATCGTTGTTCGACTTGCGGTGCAGGTTGTGCTTCTGCACGCCCATGCTGGTGAAGCGCCCGGTCTGGCCGGCGCCCCGGTAGATGTAGCCACCGTACACAACGCCGAACCGCTGGTGCCGCAGGATCGCATCGAACTTGGCCACTGCAGCCTTGGCGTTCTCCAAGCGCAGTTCAAGCACGTCGGCAACCACAGGCGGTATGTCGTCCTCGGCCAGCGCATCATACACATCTGACTTGTTCAGGCTGTCGAGCGGCTTCCACTCTTGCTCCACCCAGGCAAGTATCTTCTGCACCTGGGTATGGGAAGTGACGGCACCGTTGGTTAGCGAAGTGATCACGTCGTCTGAGCTGAGCTTTTCCATGGCCGCGCCAGACACTGCAGCGTGGCACAGTTCCACGTCGACGCAGACGCCGCGGTCGTTGATTTCTTCGGACAGGTGATAGTCGTCCAGCTCCTCATCGGTGAAGGGAATGAAGCTGTGGTACATGGCCCGCTCCACATCCACGTCGCGGACGCAATACTCACCTTGGCGGTAATGCTCCATGGGGTCGTCCCACCAGACAATGGTGCCGTCGTCCTCGATACGGCGCGGTTTGCAGAGCTTCATCATGAGGCGGTGGCCTTCCATGTCCTTGCCTATATCCAGCTCAGCGAACTGCGCGGCACGTTCCAGCTTGCCTGGGTAACCCCTGGCCCTGGACAGCGCGGCAATGCAGTAGAAGCGGTCAATCGGCAGCTTGGGGGCGCCCTGCCTGATGAACACGTTGTTCCAGATCAGGCGTTCGAATTGCGCATTCCATGCTGCTATCATGTGGCCTTCCTTGAGGGCGTACTTCAAGTCGACCGGGAAGGGATCACCAGGCATCCAGAGCTGAACCTCATCATCGTCGACGGCCCAGCCCAGGCAGTTAACGTCGGTGGTGGGATGGGCCGCGTAGACGTATGCACCAGTCTTTGTCAGATCGATGATGCTGCGTGTTTCAAAGTCAGCGTGGATCATATGTATCCCCTAATTCCCAGGCTAATATACACGCGGCGTCTAGCTGTTCTTTAGTATCTGCAACTGCAAATATTAAGGTGTTGTAAGAAACCATTTGGCATTTAGAATGCTCGCAGCGCGTAGAGTGTTTGACACCATTCAGCTCATCCAGTTTAAATTGAAAGAAGTGATTTAGTTCTTCCATAAACACTCGCCCTGCGAATCTCCTAGTGTAGTAATCGCCAATGTCTTTATTACCGTGCAAACAGATAACACGCTCACCAGTCCTGAACATCCTTTTAGCAATCCGCTCTCCCAACCATTTTGCGAAGTGGTAAGAGTAGTTAAAAGGTGTAGGTCGCCACAGGCACTCTCGCCTAGCACCGATTGATACTCTGCTACCGCGCATCGGCACTAGTACAACTTCACCTCGGTAAGTAATTTCTACGAATTGCTTCTCCGCGTAAGTATCTGGCGCAACGTGCGGCGTAACGTCGTAGGCGTTACCATACCACCCAGTCTTCAATAACATGTCGCACCCACGACCCAAACTTTCTGCACTCACCCTACTCATCGCCTTGTACCTCAACAGGTTCGACCGCGCTATCAAGCAGTTTAATTACTTCGCCATTTTGCATAGCAAAGTTCTCGGCGGCGTACACCCTCATGTCCCACTCTTGCCTGATAGACTTGTGAACCTCCGCTGACAAACCTACTACGGCGTTTGCTTGTGATACGTTCATGCGACCAGCGCAAACTGCTTCGATAGCAAGCAGCAGTGCTGCGCGCAACTCACTGGCGTTTCCTATGTTCGACTTGTTCATTTTAGTATTTCCTGTATGGCTGCAATACGTTCTCGGTTAATGGGTATCTGTTATTCGGTGACTCGCTTATGATTGTCGGGGTTCTTTATTTTTTTGACTCGCTGCAATCACATGGGGTGCTTCCGCTTAGTGACTCGCTCAGTGCAATTGGGGTTCTTCGATGTAATGGCTCGCTTGGGTAACTTGGGTGTCTCCAAGTTAATGGCTCGATTCGTTGGGCCGGGTGTCTTGGCGTATCTGACTCGCTATTGAAGCGTGGGTTCCTTTCAGAGGATGGCTCGTTGACTTATCCTGGGGCGCTTGTGTGGATTGACTCGCTCACAGAAGGTGGTGTTCTTTCCTTCGTTGGCTCGCTTGGTCTTGATGGAGTTCTTCTAGTGGGTGGCTCGCTACGCAATGTTGGGGTACTAACTGTTAGTGGCTCGCTTAGCACCGGTGGGTTTCTCCTACATCTTGGCTGGCCGTCCCTGGCTCCTAATGGTCTTAACCCTCAAGCTTCCACCCGCGCGACTCCGGCTTGATGATCCCATCGTGGTGCAGGATCTGTTCAGCGTACAACGTACGCTCCGGCAGTCCGTACGCCCGACGACCCATCAACCAGAAGTCTGCCAGGAAGTGCTTGATAATCGCACGCAGTGCGGCACCGTGGCGGTGAGACGGCTTGGTGTCCTTCCAAGCTACCTCGACCAGATGCCCCTGGGTGTTGCGGGACTTCACGATCTTGTCGCTGTTCGCGTACTTGGCCTTGGTCTGGTCGTAGACTTCACGGTACGGGTTACCAGGCTGCTTCATCATGCTGCAGGCAGTGTTATAGAGAATCGTGCGCAGGGTCTTGTTGCCGCCGCCCTTCTCACCCTTCACGTACCGATCACCAGAGGCGCAGTGCAGGCCCACGTACTTCCAGAGGGCTGACGGGGAGTCTGCCTTTTCCAGATCCACATAGACCATAAGGTACGCCGTGGTGACCGGGCCGCAACCAGGCACGTTCAGCAGGCACTTCACCAGTGGATCAGCAGAAGCCTTGAGGTGCTTGGTGACCTGCTTGTCTATATCGCGGAGCCAGGTGGTAGGGGCTACGAGCATAGACTCCAAGATAGCCGCAGTCTCTGGATTGAAATCGTCGGTACCACGCTTGAAGGCCAGCAGTTGATTGTTGATTTTCAGCTGCAGCTTGAGCGCCTGGGAGCGGTCGTCCATCAACGCCTTGAGACGAGTGCCCCACTCATCACGCACACGCAGATTGCCGTGGTACTCCATGTGCTCGCGCGGCAACAGCAGCTCCACGTTGTCCACGTGAAGCGTGCCACCGTCTACCTTGTCCAGTACGCGGTGAGCATCAACGAGAGAGTAATCACTGGGGAGGGGGGCGCCAGCTTTGGACTTGTTGCCCTGCTTCGGCGCAATCGTGGCTTTAATAATTTCTTTGTCCATTATCTTTCACCTGTTAGTTCGTTAGGTCGCTATGTGTGTTTCGTGCTAGATGACTCGATTGGCAAGTTTGGGTATCTCGTTGCAGCTGACTCGCTTCGAGGCTTTGGGGTTCTAACGAATAGTGGCTCGCTAGGTCGCTTTGGGGTCCTCGCGCACCTTGGCTTAAACGCCGTTGGTAGGCAGCTTGTGCTCGACGCAATGGGCATTGAGCGAGAAGTCCTCGAAGCCCTGGGCTTCCGCCTCGGCGTAGATGAAGGCATAGCCTGGTTCCAGATCTGCCTTGCACTCTGCCATCGTTTCAAACTTCGGCCCGATCAGGCCGATGTGCTCCGTCGGTGACAGGACAATCGTGAACACGATGAAAAACACTGACGTAAACATGGTGTTACCTCGCTAGAGCAAACCATCCTTGCCAAGTTTTGCCAGATCCTTGACCTCCTCTCCATTCTCGTCCAGCCATCCAGTGATCACGAACACGGGATTGAACACCTCGCCATATTCCTTGTGCTGATAGCTGTCGACCTGCAGCTCAACCACCGGGTAGCAGCGGGCCGGGTTTTCCGTCATGCCGAACATGATATCGCCGGCCAGGGTGAGGCACGCCTTCTTACCACCGAGGGAAGAGGCTTTATACAGCAGGGCCAGAGGGATCTTGTCCTGAGTGATGAAGCTGATGGCGCACTGCGCCTCCCATCCCTTACCAGATGCCTTCTTGGCGCCAGGTGGAACGCTACCCGATTTTACCTCCGGCAACTTCGACGGATCCACCGGGCCCAGGTGCAGAGGCTGCATAACCTCGGCTTCTGGCTTGCCCAACCACCAGGCGACGTACCCGGACTGCTGGGACGCAGGGTCGGCGATCAGCACGGTGCCATCCTTTAGCTTGGTGCTGTCGGAACCGAAGACCCATTGACCAGTCTTGGTGAGACGGAGCAGTGCTTGATTACCAGACAGAGCGGCCTTGGATGCAGCATAATTGGCCATTGCTTCGAGTGCTTTTTTCCGGTCGGGCTGCTGGTGCCCCCCGAAAAACTTCGTAATGTCGTTTGCCATTTTCGTGATTCCTTTTAATCAGTGTCGCTTTGAAAACCTGGGGTTCTTTCGTTTGTTGACTCGCTTCGGTAGTATGGGTGCCTTCCGCTTGGTGACTCGCTTGGTCTAATTGGGTTCCTTACCTACAGTGGCTCACCAGCGCTCAACTATCTGCTTCACTAAGCGCATTGCTGAATGCGCCAAACTCAGTTTCAGGAAGATCACTGAACTTTGCCACTCCGAAGCGATCAAGTAGATCCTTCGCAGCTTCGAAATCTTTGTCGATGAGTCCCGAAAACCGATTGAGCAGGGTGCCGGCGTCTACTTCCTCGCCGCCGTCGTCTGCTGGTTGATCCTCGGCTTCACCTGTCATGGGTGCGCCAGCGGCTTCGATAGCCGCGGCGGCTGCCTCAGCCTCTTTCTGTGCTTTGCTCTTGCGCCCAGGCTTGCCTTTGCCCTTGACACCCTCTGGCTCCGGGGTAGAAGCTTGAGGTTCGGCTGCGTCTGGCTCCGGCGCTGGTGCAGCTGCCGCCCGCGGCTTGCGCCCAGGCTTCGTGCCATCCGCATACGGCTCGACCTCGGCGGCAACGCCGGCCAAGGAAAGCAGAGCGCCAAGATTTTTTTCGTCGATCACAATAGGGGCTTTGAATTTAACTGATAGCATTTCTCATTCACCTTTCTTGGTTTGGTCTGCGATGTGTTGTTTGAACGCTCGTTCAATTAAAGCCTGCACCTCAGCCGACATGGAGCGGAAACTCGAAGCCGCCAGAATCTGCAGCTTGGCGCGAGTCTTTTCAGTGCAGTAGATGTGGATGGCGTTTTGTGTCTTCATGGGTCACCATAATACACCTTTAAAAAGGGCTGTCAACCAAAAAATCAAAAGTTGAAGAAAAACGTATATGTGTTATGATACTACACATCTAGAACCTGTCAAGGTCAGCTTATGCCAACCCTCCGACCCACTCAGATTGAAGCCGCCAAACAGATAGCCAAGGCATCAACACTGCTGCTGGCTGACGTTGGCGCTGGCAAGACAGCCACCGTCCTCACTGCCATCGCCCGCCGAAGTCTCATCCACGGCAAGCAGCGCACCCTGGTGCTAGGCACCGTGCGGATCTGCGATATGGTGTGGGGAGACGAGATAAACGCATGGCTGCCATCCTATTCCTATGCCTCGGCAGCTGGCAAGACCCCGGCAGAACGCAAAAGGATTTTCGAGTCAGGCATAGATATAGTCGGGCTCAACTATGACAATCTGGTGTGGGCTGCCAAGGAATACGGCGCTAGGCTGGCCGAGCTATTCCCACAGCTCGTCATGGATGAATCGAGCAAGCTTGAGAACCCAGGCACCAAAGGCTTCAAGGCCCTCGACCCTATCTTGCCGCTGTTCAAGTGGCGCCTGCCGATGACCGGAACCCCTCGCGCCAACCACCTTCACGATATATGGGGCAACGTCTACCTTGCCGACCTGGGCACAAGCCTGGGCGTGTACAAGCAGGCGTTCCTGCAGTTCTTCTTTGTGCAGGTGCAGCGCCGAGTGGGCGTGGCCTGGCTGCCGAAGCACGACGCAGAGTCCCAAATCTATTTCAGGATGAAGTGTTTCAACGCTGTCCACCGGATGCCATTCGAGTGGCAGAAGCCCGTCGAGATAGACATAAGCCTCCCGCTCAATCCCAGGGTGAAAGCGCTGCAGGGCAACATCGACGCAGCCTTGAAGAATGACCTTGACGTAACTATCGACGGCACCACCTACGCCCGCGGCGGCAACCGGGTGGCAGCCAAGATGTTCCAGCTCTCTTCTGGCTTCATTTACAGGGACGACCACACCGTCGATCACCTTCACTCGGACAAGATGAATGCCCTGGGCGAGATAGTGGATGAAGCCAAGGGTGAGCCGATCATGGTGGTGTACCAGTTCGACCACGAACGCGATGCGATACTGGAACGCTACCCATACGCGCGCTTGCTCGACGGCGCTGCTACCCTTGAAGAGTGGAATGCCGGCAAGGTGGATATGCTGGTGGTACACCCGCTGTCGTGTGGCCATGGGCTCAACGCCCAGCTGAACGGCTGTGACATACAGGTGTGGTTCTCCCCCACCACAGATGCCGAGTTGTACGGCCAGACCATCGGCAGGCTGAACCGGCCAGGGAATCCTAAAACCATTCGCGTGTTTCGCCTCATCATGCAGGGCACGAAAGACCGTGCTGCCTACATGGTCGTTGCCGCCAGGCAGCGGGGCGAGTCTTTAACACTGGAAGCCTTCGAATGACCACAGCTATAGAAGCACTGTCCGAACTGTTTGAACTGAGCCGCTGGGTGCCGTACCGCATGCAGTGGAACGATAAACGAGAAAAGTTCGATAAGGTTCCGTACTCCGGCAAGCACGGCCTGTCTACCAAGAATCCAGCCCACTGGGAGACGTACCACACTGCAGCAGAGATGGCCAAGGCGCCAGGGCTGTCAGGTGTAGGGCTGGTGATGACTGGCAGTATCCAGATCGATGACTGGCAGCTGCTGGGCCTTGACTTCGACGACGTGGACTTCGAAGACTTCAAGCTGCCATTCGACACGTACATGGAGCTATCACCATCACATAAGGGCGTGCGTGCTTTCGTGTGGGTGCCGGCGCACTGGGCAGCCAAGTTCAAGGACTCGACTGTGCCCTTCGCCGCCTGCCACCACGCAGAGATTTACTTTGGCACGGCCCCCAGGTTCCTGACTGTCACGTTTGAAGCCATTGAAGAGCGGGCCATTGCCAGGGTGAAGACCACAGAAGCCCTCAGCAAGATAGAAAAATGGGGCCTCAACAAGGTAGAAGAGCCTAAGCAGCTGATCATGCCAGAGGCCGTAGGCACAGCCGTACGCCTGGCCGACTTCGGCCTGTCCATCGAACAGAACCAGCTGTGCAAAGGCACCGGCCAGATGGATAGGTCAGCTGTGCTGCATGGGCTGCTGATCAAGCTCATAGACGGTGGCGCTCCGCTCGACGACGTGCTGGCCACTATCGTCGACACGCCGGCCTTGTGGGCCTACTGCATGAGCCACCGGCGTGATGCTCCTGAACGCGCACTGCAATTTGCCAAGGAAGAAATCAGCAGGGCCTACGCCAAGAGCATGACCGGCATGCGCGCCGAGCTGGTGGGATTTAATTCAGATTGGAAAGACGTGGTGATCCCTGAGCCTGCACACCCTGACTTGGCCTTCCCACAGGAACTGTATGACGACGCGCCTGGCCTGGTGGGTGAGATAGCTCGCTGGATCCACGCTGCCTCATACACGCCTCGCTGTGAGTTTGCCTATGCCTGCGCCCTGTCTATGACTGCGGCGCTGGTCGGGCCCTACTGCACGCACGGTTCACGTAACGGCAAGCTCAACATGTACATCGTCTTGATAGGCGAGACCGGCACCGGGAAGAACGAGGCGTTCGATACCATGGGCATGCTGCTCAATGCCACCGACGCCAAGGATTGCATCCAAGACTTCCCCGCCTCGGAAGCTGGCCTGCGCCGGCAGTTGAACGTGACTCCGAACATCCTCATCCGCATGGATGAAATGGCGCACAAGCTGGAAAGCATGCAGGGTGGCGGCAATGGATCTGGTCTGAGTCGTGCCCTGCTGGAAGCCTACAACGGCTCGCGCATGCCAGCTAAAGCCTACTCAGACAGCGCCAAGAGCCTGCCAGCGGTAGAGAATCCGTTCGTGCAGATCATAGGCGGCGCCACCGACAAGGTATGGGACGTTGTGAAGACCAACCACTTGGAAGACGGCACCCTCAACCGCTTCGTGTTTGTGAGCCTGCCGCCAGATGCCGAGTATAGTTTCTGCCTGGAACCGAACGCCAAAATTCCCAAAGAGTTGAAGGACAAGCTGAACGCATTTTTCCGCCAGGGGCGCCAGTGCGATTTGATTGGCTACACGCCAGAAGGCTACGGGCGCCAAATTCAGTACAGCGACGAGGTGAAGCAGGCGATACAGGAACTTTCTGTTAGCGCCTGGGAACTTCAACGGCAGAAACACGGCAATCTATACACCCGCTTCGTCCACAACACGACAAAGATTATGTCGATTCTGGTAGCAGGTGACGGGCGTGAAGTTGCAACCATGGCAGACTACGAACAAGCGCAAAAGTTCATGCGCTGGTCTATCTCAAACACCTATCACAAAGTCGACGAGCGTATGGCCGACAGCAGTTTCGAAAAGCAAACTAAAAGGCTGATGGCACTTATCAATAGTAACGGGGGCAAGATTCGTATGCGCGATGCCTACCGCCAGTTGCATATCTCACGCAGGGATATGACTGAGGTTATCGGTACACTTCAATTGGCGGCAGAAGTTGTGGTGTTTGAGGAAGATAACAACGATAGGGCGGGGAAAGTCACTGAGTGGATATGCTTGGCACCAGAAGAGTAAGGGGGCATTGCGCCCCCTACTATTAATCCCTATCCGAACCTACGGCTACGGGGTCGACGATCACGTCGCGGGCGGTAAGGTCTACGCTGGTTACCTCCTCGTTGTTATTGCACTGTGCCTTACCGATGGACAGCGCGTTCTGCAGGGTATCCGTAACGATATACAGGTAGCGCCCGTTACCGGGTGTGGTACGGTGCTCGATGTACGCGTGGTAAACATTAGCCATCACTTTTTCTCCACTCGGTCTTTACAGTGTACGCACCAGTTCGGTGTGAAGTGCTTGTGCCAGGTATCTTCGTCCCAGGCGTAGCCGCACCAGCGGCATTCAATCTTATGCTGGTTCACCTTCCTCCTCCTTTACTTGCTGCGGCTCTTTGTAGCCACTGATAGGCACCAGCCAGCTATCGCGCACGTACGGTACGCAGTCTGGTATCAGTCCGTCGAACTGGTTCAAGACATTCAGCTTAGTATCTACCAGCCAATAGTCACCGTCAGGTAGCCATATATAGCGCCCATCTTCTATCTCTACGACGCCAGGTGCACCAACGAACTCCAGGCACGTGACTGTGCGCCCTTCGTTGTCAGCTGCTGATCGTACCACAGTGGCCATATCACCCTGCTTGCAGTTCATACCATCCTCCTAAAGGGCGCTTCCCTGCGCCCAGCGGCGCTGTTACGCGCGGTTATCGAGACACCAGCGCAGTACCCCAACGGTACGTTGCTGATCGGCCAGGGAATCGTCAGGGCGAGTCACTGACAGCATCTGCAGCAGAAGCTGCCCGGGCGCCAAGTTGACCGTACTGGCGATGATGGGCCCTGACGCGTAGCCCTGCTCTTCATGGCTATCAATGTCCTTGATAGCGTTCAGCGCTTCTGCGTGCTCACTCAGCGCCTTTTCAACGGCTTCAATGTTCATAGTAGGGCTCCAGGCTAAGGACAACATCGTTGTTCTCGTCGGTGTCGAAGTTAACTTCGACGCTTTCCATAGCGTCAAACACTTCACGCGGGAACGTCATGCTGCCGCCGTTCATAGTGATGGCGATCACAAGCCACAGATTTGCCTGCGTTACATCCAGCGGGCTGACGATCTGGAATTTCTCACTCATCAGAAGATACCTCTTTCAGTTTCAAAGTAACGATGCCGCTGGCTTCGTTGCCTTCAATGGTCAAGCGGCTAATGTCAGGAATACTTTCGAACTCCTCTTTAGTGACGGTAACCACAAACTCGTCAGGACGTACGCAATTTTCCACGCGCTCGCCGTGCAGGTTCACCAGAACAGCGAGCATAACGTCTGCCTGCTCTTTGGTGAGGTGGCTGTACAGTTGAAACTGCTTATCAGTGCTCATTTTTGTGTGCCTCGTTGTATTCGTTTACGAGAGCTAGAATCTGCTCCAGCTCAATTAGGTTTGCATCACACATATCAATGTCGCGGTTCAATCGTGCGTACACCTCCTTCCTTTCCTCAGATACGTTGTCGCCAGGGCGCGGCCCGTTGTTATGCAGGTAGCGCATCTGGTGAAGTCTCTCGTCCAGTTGATCGATCACATCGATTAAAGCGCCAGTAGGGATTTTCATTTTAGTAACTCCAGTTTTTGCGCTAAGCGCATGATTTCACTTTCCAGTTCAGCCGCCTCTTGTATCATGTACCGCTGCGGACTATCGAATGAGGCAATCTCGGCCTGAACTTTTATCAGGCGGATTACGAGTTCCATTAGCTCGACCATCACATCACCTACGCTCGCAATAGCCTGCACGTATAAGGTCTCTGGCATAGCGCCCGTAACAGCCTTGGAGTGACCACGCCAGCCCGCTGTCAATCAAGCCTTGGAACAGCTTGATAGTGTTCTCGTTATCAAGCGTGCCCTGTTCCCAGGCAATCATGGCGTCTACCTGGCCCAGGGTGATGCTATTAGCACCACCAGTTGTAGAAGCTACAGTGTTCATCTATTCCACCTCAAATAGTGGGAGGCTATAGTCGCCTTTCTGAGCGATACCATCTTTGATGACAGTGTGCTCAGAAAGTTCCTCGACTGCTGACTCGCAGATCGAATAAGTTGTAAAGCCCCTGTCAGGTGCCCAAAAGGTAACGTCCGGGTCGTCAGTCGTTGCACATTCGCGCATGGCGCTTACAAGTAATTCCAGATCAGATAGTTTCATTCAATTTCTCCAATGTATTTGCAGGCTGGGCACTGGGACTTTATCCGGTCTTTACGGGTGAAGAAGTCTTCACCGCAGAAAGGACACTGCACGGCATGTATCTGCAAGCCGTAGTCGGCCAGCACCGTGAACTTAGGGAAGCCAGCGGCAGTATCCATTCCGAACAACTGTTTGTACGCATCGACTTGCGCATTGAGTATCTCAGCTTCCATCACTGGCAACGGCAAAGCGCAATAGCTGCACTTCATGCCGCCAGTACGCAAAGGGCCTTCCCAGCGCATATCACTGCCACACTTTTCGCACTTCATATAAACCTCCTACCAGATAACAGCAATAAGGATAGTGGCAATCATTACAACGTCGATCACCAGTACAAGCCCAGCGTATTCAGCCATTACAGTCTCCAGACCCATACCATATTGGCAGAGATAGCAAGTGGGACGTCCCAGGGCGCAGGAACGTAGAATACTGCGATCAAGGCGACGCTAAGTGCCACCTTGATCAGCACTATGTCCGTAACGCTCAGGCGCAGGGGGCCTATAGCGATACGCTTCTTAATCATCGTCACCACCACTGAGGTCGACAAAGATAAGCAGGGCGATAAAGCCCAGCGCCAGGATTATCAGAAAGAACCAGTCCATGACTTACCCCTCTGACACTACCAGTAACAGAAGGGTAATGAGTGCCATCACACCGGCTGCGACTGCGTAGGGGCCGTGGCCAAACGCTGCGACCAAAGCGAAGTAAAAGGGATGGCCTACTGCTTCACCACGGTGCAGGAAGCCGTGCAGTGCTGCGCTCTTCAATTTCATAAATCACCAGTATCCTAGTGGTGGTAGTTTTATATCCAGTTTTAGCCATGGGCTGACCGGATGTTTGTTTTCGAATGGGTCTGGCGCAACTATCGGCGCCAGGCGCTTGCTCCAGTGCACGTCCATCACAGCAATCCAAGTTCGTAGGCGCCCCAAAAGTAAAACAGGTTGCCCACTATCACGAACAATCCAAAGCCTAACGCGTAGGACCAGTCCATCGCACACCTCCTCTAATCAGGCCAGATTGCCTGGCAATACCCACCAACTAGATGGGCATTACCTGGGAATTTAGCTCCAGTGCGAGTTGTTTATGCCTCCCCATCCAGTACTTCATAGTCAACACCGAAGCCCAGTTCAAGGAACCAGTTGGTGCCATCGTCGAACCTCGCCCACCAATCGCATTCGCCGTCGGTGGTATCAAGTTGCAGCAGTTCGGCTTCATCGCCCACCTTGAAGAACCACCCATCGAGCGTAATGCCGAAAGCAGTGTGCGTTTCAGTTGGCACAGCAGTTACGCGAACGCGCATACCTGGCTTCAACGTTTTCGCAGTTTCAATATCCACGGTTATTTCCTCTGGATTTAAATAAAGGTGCACGTCCATGTGCGGCACACAATCCTATGCGGCCAGTTTCAGCGCCTGGCTAAAGGCTTTCGCCTTCGCCTCGGCACCTACTCCGAACTGTGCGGACTTGAAGCGGTTGTTTGCGTTATGGCCATAGGTATGGTCGTAGTACTGGGTTACAGCGTTTACAAGGCCCCAGGCCGTACCATTGGCCGACTCAAACTGTGCGCCCATGCCTGCACCTGCAAACAGTTGGTAGACGTTCTGAATGATGTTTGCTTTCTGAGCTGAAAGCTTATCAACGTCAGTCTCGCCGTCGGCCAGGATATCCATGAGGAACTGCACGGCCTCTTTGCGCGCTACCTTGCGCCCGGTCAGCACAGTGGCGTTACGTTCGAAGTCAGCGAATGCCGACTCAAGCAGGCCCAGCTCAACCTTGACCTTCGAAGCATCGAAGCCAGTCGAGTGGGAGACAGCAATGCCGCTGCCGGCTCTCAGGCCGATCTGCAGCGTGTTATTGCACACCACCCGAACGCTGGTGAACTGGGCACGTGTTGCCAGGGTGCCGTCGAACGACGTGGCAAGCAGGACATAGGCGCCGACTTGATCCTGACCGTGCAAGCGGAACTCGCCGCCAGTCTTAGCCAGGGCCCATGCCTTGCGGCCACCATCGAGCGAACCAGCTGTTTCCATCTTGAAGCCGTGCAGTGAAGTAAGGTCGCGGAAAAACTCGACTACCTCCTCTGGCTGCACGATCTGATAGGACGGAGAAACAATGCCCAGCTCTGCACCAGTGTCAGAGCGGTACAACACTTCACGCTCTGACTTGCGCACTACCTTTTCAAGGTCGCGGTAGTACAGTGCATTGCGCTTCGCTTCCCAGTTCAAACCAGCTTCCACCCGCCAGGTATCCAAGTCCGCACCGTCGGTAAGCGCTTGCCCCAGGCCATGCCATGGGGTCTCGCCAACGTACGCCATATTGGCTCGGCCGTTGGCCATATCGATTAGGTGTGCCATTTTTCAATCCTCAGTTTGATTACCGTGAAGTTCGGCCAGATCTACCAGTACCGATACGCTGTGCTTATCTACCACGTTGAACACGCAAGCCGTATACGGATCACCAGCAGCAATGCGATTCTGGAAATACTTAATCGCTACCAACTGTGCGGCCTGCTGCGGAGTTTCGGCATCCGTATCGACAGTCCAGCTAACTACATACTCTGCCATTTTCGTTCTCCTCTAAAGGGCGTAATTGCCCAGCATTGCCCACCCGCTGGATGGGCAATACTTGTCAATCACCGGTAATCTCGCCATATGCCGACTCGATTACCTTCTCGCAGTCTCCCCACATGCAGCAGTGCAGCGGCTCACCTTCCCAGTAAACGTCGACAGCCGCTGCGAACCAGCTGTCATGGATCAGGCCGGATCGGGTGGCCTGGCTGATCAGCCGGTAATTCTTGCGTGCGCACTCGCTGCACATGACTTCCATATCACCCATGATCAGTATCTTGGGGTAACCGCCTGGGAAGGCATAAGGCTGGCGGATGTAGTCACGCACAGCGGCCATAGTTGAGTTTTTCATGACTCCCTCCCATCGCGCTTGAACTGGCGTGCTAGCCACATGTGACCGTCACGACCCTTTGCCCATTGGCATGCCAGGCGAGATAGCCCCAGGCTGCGCAGATGAACCACCATGTGGTTCGCAGTGCGTGCCAGGCGTATCTCATTGCGTATCAGGCTGCGGTTACTCATGGCAAACGCTCCCGGCCCAGGCTTGGGCCTCGTCGAAGTCCTGCAGGCGCACAATGCGCCCAGTGTCTGTTTCGACAACAGTCACGATGAAAGTTTCATCACCACCGTCATTGGTATACGGCATCCATCCTGCTGCGCATTCCCTGGCTTTCGCTAGCTCGATGGCGCGATCTGCTTCTTTAGCGTTCATGTCCGTCTCCCGTTCCGTTTATGTAGTGTCGCACCACATATACTAGACGTTTTTGTCAAGTGTGCCACTCAAATTTTGAGTAGATTCACCGGCTCTGCGGCTCAAACCGATCAGGATTTTCGATTATCGTTGCGCCTGTGCCCATGTACAGGCATACAGTATTCACTAACTATTAGTAGTTGTGACAACAAGGAAATCGGGTGTGACACTTGTGACAACATAAGCCTAAAAAAGGGCCTTTTTGGCGTTTAGGCTGTCACGCTGTCACAGACGCGTCACAAGCGTTTTGTGACAGCACCAGCCGCTCTAGAACGTGCTATCTATAAGTAGTCACATAAAAAAAATAAAAATATATGTATTCACGTAAATAAATAGATTTTGGGCTTTTTATGGGTGATTAATTGTATTTTTTAATTAAAAACCGATGTTTGTGTGTATTTATGTGACAGCATTTTCCCAGATCGCAAAAGCTGTCAGGTATCTCGTTTCCCAGGGTGAACACAGACTTGTTCGCTGCTGGCTCACAGCTTTGACGAAAAACCATTCCCCTTCTAACATTCAGCCCTTGGCCAAAAACTTTACGGCTGGTGAATATGATCAACTCGATTCTCGTGACTGGCGGCACAGGTACATTCGGACAAGCCTTTGTTCGTTCCGTACTCCAAAACACCAATATCGACAGAATTTGCGTCTACTCACGTGGTGAACATGCCCAGGCGGCGATGCGCGATGCCTTAGGCGATGATTCACGCCTCAGGTGGATGGTGGGTGACGTTCGTGACTTAGATAGGCTTAAACGAGCTTGTAGGGGCTCTGACACAATCTTTCACGCCGCAGCTTTAAAGCGAATCGAGACTGGTGCCTACAATCCAGATGAAATGGTCAAGACAAACGTCCTTGGGACTATGAATCTGATTGAAGCCGCAACGGAAGCAGGCGTTAAGCGTGTAGTTGGTCTGAGCTCAGATAAAGCCTTCCAGCCTGTATCGCCCTATGGCCAGTCAAAGGCCCTGGGAGAAAGCTTGCTGCTTGCAGCAAACAACATGCACGGTACGCGGGGGCCGATGTTTGCGGCTGTCAGGTATGGCAACGTATGGAATGCCCAGGGCTCAGTCGTTCCGAAGTGGAAAGAGGCGATGGTGCGGGGCGACCCGGTCTATGTGACTGATCTGGAGTGTACGAGGTTCTTCATGACCATCGGCCAGGCTGTCAACCTTGTGTGGGAACTGGCGCTTCGCATGAGGGGAGGCGAGCTGGAGATACCTGAATGGTTGCCGGCATATCGCCTGGGCGATCTGCTAGAAGCAATGGGCCCTACGTGGTTCAAGTACGCCAAGGGTTTACCTGAGTTTGAAAAACTTCATGAATCCATGCGTGAAGGGCTGTGCAGCGATACGGCCAGGCGTATGACCATCGACGAATTGAAAGAGCACTTGGCCAATGTCTAATCCCTTTCAGGTAGTGCGTGACTTCGAACGCGCAGTATGTGAGTACACAGGCGCACCGTATTGCGTAGCAGTGAACAGTTGCACCATGGCGCTGTTATTGGCCGTGAAGTGGTACGTCGACCGTTGCGGGCTTATACGCCCCAGGCCCGCGCCTGTAGTAACCATTCCAAGTAAGACGTATGTCGGCGTGCCAATGAGCATTATCCACGCTGGTGCTGAGGTAGCGTTCCGGGAAGAGGAATGGTGCGGCATGTACAGGCTGGAGCCATCACCAGTATGGGATAGCGCCAGGTTCTTTAGTGGTGGCATGTACACTAGCGGGTTTATGCAGTGCGTTTCATTCCACGCCACAAAGGTACTGGGCGATACCCAGGGGGGAGCGATCCTGCTGGACGATGTACATGCAGACGCGTGGCTTAGACGCATGCGCTTTGATGGTAGAACAGAAGGCGTGCCACCTAACAAGGATACGTTTACGGAAATTGGATATCACTGCTACATGTCGCCGGATGTAGCGGCCAGGCTGCTGCACAAGCTGTCCGTCCTGCCGAAGCACAATAAGCCACTGCCGAACGACGACTACCCTGATCTATCCACGTTTGAGGTGTTCAGATGAAAAACATCAAGCTGATCGTCAGGACTGACAGCACTGAACAGAACGTGGTAGTCGAAGCGGAGACTGTAACCAACGATCAAACTGAGTCGAGGAAGTACGTGCTCGACCCGGAACTGGCAGTAAGCGTGGCCAACTCGATACTGCATGCCGCCGAGGTGTGCGGGGTCGAAGTGCATGTACAGACGACAAGGGGAATCACTGATATGCAGCGCCTGGCATTGATTGCCCGTACTGGCCACATCATGCGGACGATGGGCAAGGCGGGGCCGCAGAAGACGGCGATGCAGGTAGTCGACTCGATACTGGCAGAGGTGCTGTGATGAAGGTTTTATTCATAGGTGGGCCCGCCGACGGCCAATGGCGTGAAGTCGAATACCTGTCGCCTGAATTGTGCATGCCATTCTTCGAGCAATGCCCCGCAACCATATCCCAGCCCGCCGACCCGATGGCTACATCGAAATTCGATACAACGATCTACAAGCTAGAGAAGTTGCAGGATCAGCACGGCAGGTATCTAGTCTATGTGGCGCTGGATGGCTCGCTTATTGAAACTTTGCTAGAGGGATATAGGGCATGAGCGTTATCGCAGTAATCCCTGCGCGTGGTGGGAGCCAGCGGATCCCACGCAAGAATATCAAGGACTTCTATGGCCAGCCCATCATCGCCTATTCAATTCAGAAGGCGAAGGAAAGCGGGCTGTTCGATCATATCGTTGTATCGACGGACGACGATGAGATATCGCTGCTCGCAGAGGCGTACGGGGCGAAGGTGCACAGGCGTGATCCTGCATATGGTGCTGATGACGTTGGCACGCAAGAGGTGGTACGCGAATGCTTGCAGGCGATGGGTCTAGGGCCGAACGATCAAGCTGGCCACGTAGCCTGCTGCATATACGCAACATCGCCGCTCATGAGCGTAGAGGATCTGTGTGATGGTTACGCGATGCTGGTTGCAAGCGACCTCACTACGTTCGTGTTCAGTGTCGGGTATCCAGACTTGCGTGATGCCGGTCAATTCTACTGGGGCCGCACTTGCGACTTTATCGATGAAATTCCATTGATCAATGAATACACGCGGATGATCCACGTCGCAGACGAAAGGATCTGCGATATCAACACGCACGAGGACTGGAAGCGTGCAATGAAGATGTTTGCGAGGCTCGACGATGCTTGAATTAACTGATTTTTCGTGGCTGGTGATAGCCATAGTCGCACTCGTATCTGGGTTCGGCATTGGCAATATCTATGGGAGCTGGAAGTACGGCGCGAAGGGAGTCGATGGTGATGAATAAGCAGGAGAAGCTGTGGCAGGGCAAGTTCGGTGATGACTACCATGGGCGCAACGTGCAGAAGAATCGCAACGAGTTCTGGTATGAGGTGCTGTCAGGGCGTTTCAGCGAACTTACCTCGGTACTGGAGCTGGGCGCCGGCCAGGGTGACAACCTGGCAGCCATCGGGAATTACATGATGGGTAAGCGGGTACTGGTAGGGCTTGATATCAACTCTATGGCCTGCGAAACGATGAAGGCTCGCGGCATATCGCCGTATAACGCTTCATTTCTCGAAGCACAACTACACGGCAAGTACGATCTGGTGTTGACGCGGGGCTTCCTGATTCACCAGCCGCTTGAAGTGCTGGAAGAAACGCTGCGCGGCATATACAACCTGTCTTCGCGTTACATCTGCATCGCCGAGTATTACGCGACCAAGCGGCGCGGCCTGCTGTACCGGGGGCACTTTCAAGCTCTATGGGCTGACGACTTCGCCGGCAGGCTGATGGAGCTGTACCCGGACTTGAAGCTGTTGAAGTATGGGTTCAAGTACCACACCGACGACGGCGACGACATTACCTACTTCCTGCTGGAGAAGCCTGTCAATGAATCGATGCGTTAGATGCGATGTTGAAGGCTGTAGCAGGCCGCATAGAGCTAAAGGTTTGTGCAACATGCACTATCAGCGTCTGTGCAGTAGCGGTGAGGCAGGGGAAGCACAGCCGAGGAAAGCTGAAAACTGCACTAATTACATAGCTGTTGCCGAGCGCGCTTTAGGTAAAAAGCTACCAGATGGAGTTGTAGTGCACCACGTTGATCTAGATCACAGTAACGATGACCCGTCGAATCTGGTTATATGCCCTGACCAGTCTTACCACGTCTTGATTCACCAGCGGACTAGAGCTTACGAGGCGTGCGGCCACGCTAGCTGGTTGAAGTGTGTGCACTGTAAGCAGTACGACGCGCCAGGGAATATGTACGTCAAGCCAAACAGGAATACGGCCCACCACCGCGATTGCCACGCAGCTTACAAACGCGAAAAGCGCACAGGAGGTAACTATGCAAAGGTGCACTAGGTGTCTGATGAGTGCAAACAGGCCTGATACCGCTTTCGTCAACGGCGTTTGCTCGGCCTGCTTGAACCACGACGCGCAGCAGCAGGTAGATTGGAAGGCGCGCAAGGGGGAACTTATTGCCTTGCTCGACCGTCATAGGGGTAAGGGCCCGTATGACTGCATCGTCGCGTCCAGTGGCGGCAAGGATTCGACGGCGCAGGTGCTGAGTCTGCTTTGCATGGGCGTAAAGCCGCTGATCGTGACGGCTACCACTTGCATGCTGACCGACCTGGGTCGCCGGAATATCGACAACCTGAAACGTTATGCGCCGACGATTGAGGTAACACCGAACCAGACAGTGCGCGCCAAGTTGAACTTGCTCGGTTTGACCCTGGTGGGAGACGTATCATGGCCGGAACATGTCGCAATATTCACTTCGCCCATACGTATGGCTGTTGCTTTGGGCATACCTTTGGTGTTTTACGGGGAGAATCCGCAGGCAGCGTATGGTGGGCCTTTAGGCACGGAAGATGCCAAGCAGATGACCCGTCGATGGGTTTCAGAGTTCGGGGGTTTTCTCGGCCTGCGTCCAGCTGACATGGTTGGCTGGGACGGCATAACCCGCGCCGACATGGCCGAGTACGAGTTCCCCACTGACGCTGCGATTGAGAAGGCTGGAGTCGAAGCACACTTCCTGGGGCAGTACCTCCGCTGGAATAGCCGCGAGAACGCGCAGATCGCGGAAGACGCCGGCATGGAGTACGAATTGCCGTTCGACGGCAACTGGTGGCCCTGGGAGAACTTGGATAACGCCATGACCGGGCTGCATGACTACATGATGTGGAAGAAATACGGCTACGGCAGGGCCTGCGCCCAGCTGTCGGTGGATATACGCAACGGTGACATAAACCGTGTGGAAGCCGAAAAGATCCTGGCCAGGCGCGAGGGATTGTTCCCTACCCGCTACGCAGGCGTATCGATGACGCAGGTATGCGACCGGCTGGGTATAAACCGCAAGCAGCTGGATATGCTGATCGACAAATTCACTCCCGAGAGCAACAAAAAATGAGCCTCGCACGTCGCATCATTCCGGTAATGCTTACCCGCGACGGCCTTCTGGTGAAGGGTAAGCAGTTCAACTCCCAGCGCGCCGTCGGCAATGTTATGCAGGCTGCCGAGATATACCAGATGCGCAAAGTCGATGAACTGGTGGTGCTGGACGTTGGAGCCACTGCACGCGGCTATCCTGACGTGGAAATGATAAAGAATCTCACTGAGAGGTGTTTCATGCCCATCGCCGCAGGTGGTGGCGTGAGCTGTATGGAGCACGTTAGGGAACTTCTAGCCAACGGCGCTGACAAAGTAGTGATCGGTACCGCTGCGTTCAACACGGTGTCGTTGGTGCGCGATGCAGCGAAGAAGTTCGGCAGCCAGGCCATTGTCGTGGCAGTCGACGCAGTATACGACCCGAACTGCAGCAACTGGTTCCTCACCACCAACTGCGGCGCCGAAACGCACTTCTACAGCCCTGTGCAGTTCGCCAAGGACATGGAGATGTACGGTGCCGGCGAGCTGATCGTCACGAACGTGATGAACGATGGCATGATGAATGGGTACGACCTGGGGCTTATCAGGAAGATCGCCAAGGCTGTCAGCATTCCAGTGATAGCCAACGGCGGATGTGGGGACTACGGGCATATGGATAGGGCATTGAAGGCCGGCGCGTCAGCGGTGGCCTCTGGCGCCATGTTCCAGTGGACAGACGCAACACCATACGGTGCAGCCGAGTACCTGCAGGGGAAAGGCTGGGAGGTAAGGGTATGAGCATTGAACTGGTAGAAGTGGATGTAAATCACACTCCGCATTGCCGCCTGCTGTACAGATTGCTCGAAGAGCGCTTGCCGGAACAGTCTATTTCGCACAAGGAAATGCCTGGCTGGGACGCGCACGTGGCTTTTATACAGTCGAAGCCGTACAGGGCGTGGTATCTGATTAAGCATAGCGAGCGCTTAGTAGGCTCTGCATACCTGACCAGGCAGAACGAGATAGGCATTGCGATATTCGAGAAATGCAGGGGCAATGGCTTCGCTCACGCAGCTATTAAAGAGCTGATGAAGCAGCATGACGGCCCGTTCCTGGCAAATATCAATCCCGGCAACTGGGCATCGCGGTGTCTGTTTGACCGCCTCGGTTTCAAATTCATTCAAGTGACCTACAGCCATGACTAAAGCATTCATCGTCGCCGAGATAGGCGCCAACCATCGGCAGTCCTACGACGAGGCCGAACGGCTGGTGCGTATAGCCAAGGACTGCGGCGCCGACGCCGTGAAGTTCCAGACCTATACGCCGGCAGAGATAGCCGTCGACGTGCCTATTGTTGGCGGGCCTTGGGGTGGTAGCAGCTATCATGAACTGTACGCAGAGGGCTCGATGCCGTGGGAGTGGCACAGGCCGCTGTTCAAGCTGGCCCGCGAGATAGGTATTGTGCCGTTCTCTTCGCCGTTCTCAGTAGGGGCTGTGCACCGTCTGGAGTCCATTGACTGCCCCATCTACAAGATCGCCAGCCCCGAGATAGGCCATCACCAGTTGATCGCTGCAGCAGCGGCCACTGGCAAGCCCCTGATTATATCCACCGGCATGGCCGAGCTGACTGAGATTTGGGTCGCTGTCCATACGGCATGGGAGCAAGGCTGTAAGGATCTGACGGTGCTGCACTGCCTGTCGTCTTACCCGGCAGAGCCTGAGAACTTCAACATGGAGACAATGATGCGTCTGCAGGCCATGAACTTGACGGTAGGACTGTCGGATCACAGCGTGGATAACACGGCGGCGATCATGGCCGTGGCACTTGGCGCGACCGTTATCGAGAAGCACCTCACACGCAATGCGTTCAACGGCACTCTTGATTCCGGGTTCTCTATGGAGCCGTACGAGTTCTCGCAGATGGTCAGGGCTGTACGCCTGGCAGAAGCAGCTATGGGCGAAGTGAAGTTTGGCCCGCGCCCTGGTGAAGAAACCAGTCTGCAGTACCGCAGATCAATATGGATTGTGAAGGCAGCCAAGGCCGGCGAAGCCATAACCGAGTCACATATCGCGGTACTCCGGCCTGCCTCTGGTGTCAAGCCTGATAACTGGGATAAACTAATCGGCAAGCGTTTTACCAAAGACGTTTCGCCCTGCACACCAATGAGTTGGGATTTAGTGGAATGACTACGTATCAGCCCTCCTACGCAGCGAGGGTACGCGACCTGAGTATGGCGGGCCTCAAAGATGCCGAGATTGCCCGCCTTCTTGGCCACTCAGTATCTACCTTGCACGCTTGGGAAGAGAAGTATCCCGAGTTCGCTTCTGCGTGGCGCGATGGTAGGCTGCAGGCCGACGCGATGGTGGTCGGTGCGCTGTTCAAGAAGGCGTGCGGGTACAAGATCAACAAGTACAAGGAAACCAAGGATGGGATCTTCCGTGAGGAAGTCATAGTTCCAGTTGATACAGCAGCTTGCATATTCTGGCTGACTAATCGCCAGTCCGAAATGTGGAAGGGCAAGAGCGATGACAACCAGGGTGACCGTGGTACACTCATCGTCGACGACATGTCCGATTTGGAAGCCGCCCGCCGCATTGCCTTTGTGCTTGCGAAGGCGACTCAAGACCTGATAGGGGAACAGAGTGATGAAGCCACAGCACCCGAAACCGAGTAGCCGCACGTTTGCTTCTGTGGAGTTCTCCACCGCAGCCGCTGGCGTGAGCGAAGAGATTGATATTACTGGCCTCACTCTGTCCTGCATTCAGTTCTCAACCAACTGGACAAACGCGCGTATCGGCTTCCAGGCGAGCGTAGACCTAAGTACGAATTTCTACGGCGTGACCAACACCGACGGCGACTTCCTAACTTATGCCGTTAACGCGAACACCATCTTGGTGTTTGACCCAGCTCCATTTGCTGGGCTTCAACGCATTAAATTGACCAGTATGACCAGCGCCGGGGTAGCCGTACCGCAGGACGCAGAGCGCACCGTGGTACTGGGATTGTCCGAGTACGTAGAGGCGAATTGATGAGCACCGAACAGAAAGACGTTGCAGACCACGTTACGTCCTTGATTGAGGACGGTAAGTCGCAGAATCAGGCCATGGCGATTGCGCTGCAGAAGGCCACCCAGTTACGGAAGAACAAAGGCAAGCAACAAGCCAAACAAAAAGGGAAACACCGCAGGGGCTAAACTCCACAAGCACTTATAAATCGCAGGAGTACACATCATGGCATATGGAAGCAAAATCCTCACGTCCATTTTTGGACGGCGTTTAGGTCTGCAGCGGCTCAGCTCTGCAGAATCTGGTGGTTCTCAGAATGAGTTCCTAGTCGGGCCGGATGACTTTCGTGTCGGTGTAACAACCGCCGAAAGCACCGATACCGACCTGAAACCCTTTGGGGTGAGCATCGACCTCGGCACAAGTGCCGGATCGAGCGCTGTATACACCCTGGAGCCACCTGTACCCGGCGTGCGCAAAGTGCTCGCCAGCAGCACGGCAAACGGCCCGGTATACGTCAATCTCACTGACGCCCAAGTCACCAGCTCCGCTGGTTCGACCCACGCGACTGTGAAGTTGTCGACCCTTGGTCATCCCGTCGAGTTGATCGGCGCGACGACCGATACCTGGCTGACCCTCGCCACAACTGCGGCTGGTCACAGCTTCGTCGGGTCCACGTAGTAAACGTGCAGGTTCTCGGTAGATAGGGTTCAGCCACGTCGGTTCAGAACCCCATTACGTAGAAGCGCTCTATCTACCGGGAGCTGGCATTTTTGGAGTGAAAAATGTCACTTGAACTTCGCCGTCAGTATTTCAACACTGAGGCAGATCAGATCTGCCTTCTCGGCTCTGCCCCCAGCTCATTACGACTCGCCCCTTTCAGTAATCCCAACTGGGCCATGATCGGCTGCAGTCCCGGCGTCTATGGCGTGGCACCGCGCTCAAACGCATGGGTAGAGCTGCACAGATATGAGCCTGGGCAACCGTGGTTCAGCCCCGAATACTGTCAGTTTTTGGCCAATTACCCCGGCCCGGTATGGATGGCTGAGAAGCGCCCCGAGATACCAAACTCCATCGAGCTGCCCCTTGTCGACCTCATCCAGAAATACTCCCCGTACTTCTTCACGTCCTCGCTTGCGTACATGATGGCCATGGCCATCGAATGCGGCTTCAAGCGCATCGGCCTGTATGGCGTGGACATGGCGGCGGCTACCGAGTACAAGGATCAACGGCTTGGGTGTCAGTATTTTGCTATCATCGCCAAGGCCCACGGCATCGAAGTCGGCGTTCCGCCCGAGTCGGATCTGTTCAGGCCGGCGCCGTTGTACGGCGTGTCTGAGGTGTCTCACGCGCGGATCAAGATGTTGGCCCGCCGCCGCGAGCTGGAAGGCAGGGTACAGAATGCCCTGGTCGCCCAGCAGAATGCCAAGGACGAAACGCTGTTTCTCCGCGGCGCTCTAGAAGATCTGGAATGGGCTGAAATGGATTGGATGGGGAATGTCGACGGGCCTTCCTCGCGCTTTCTTGAACCGCCGCTGGTTGCAGCAATGCAGCAATACCAGTTCAACATGGAGCTGAAAGAAACCGATGAGCCAGATCCTCGATCAGACGATCAATCGCCTCAATGCCCTGGCGGATGCTGACAGGCACAAGGTAAAGGAAGATGCGTATGCTCAAACCAAGGGCATGCGCTGGGTTCCTTCGCCCGGCCCGCAGACAGAAGCGTATCTGTCGAAGGCTGATATCCTGCTGTACGGCGGGGAACCAGGGGGAGGCAAGACCTCCCTAATTATTGGGCTAGCCCTAAACTGCCACCGCAGATCCTTGATCATGCGCCGGCAGTACACCGACATTAGCCCCATCGTCGACGAAACCCTAAAATTCCACGGCTCGCGCAAGGGCTACAGCGGCAGCCCGCCGCCGAGCCTACGGGTAAGCCCTGAGCGGTTCATCGAGTTCGGCGCCGCGGCCAGGGTAGGCGATGAGCAGCACTGGATGGGCAACCCGCACGACCTGATTGCCTTCGACGAGGGCACCCACTTCGCTGAAACGCAGATACGCTTCCTCATGGGCTGGCTGCGCTGCGCCGATGACCCCAACCAACGTACCAGGGTAGTGATCGCTACCAACCCGCCCCTATCGTCCGAAGGCGCATGGGTGGTGGAGATGTTCGCCCCCTGGCTAGACCCGCAGCACCCCAACCCAGCCAGGCACGGCGAGCTGCGCTGGTTCATCACAGATGAGTACGGCAAGGATCAAGAGGTAGAGGGCCCGCACCTCGTAGAGCTGGAGGACGGTAGGAAGGTCAAGCCGCTGTCCCGAACCTACATCCCGGCTTCGATGCACGACAACCCGTATCTGGTCGGCACTGACTACCAAGCCCAGCTTGACGCTATGATCGAGCCGTTCCGCTCTATCCTGATGGGTGGATTCATGGCATCGCTGCGCGATGACGTGAACCAGTGCATACCCACTTCGTGGATCAAGGACGCTCAGCGCCGCTGGACTCAGTACCCACGCCTGGGCATACCGATGTGCGCGATGGGCACCGACGTGGCCCAGGGTGGTGCTGACGAAACCATTATCGCAATCCGGTATGACGACTGGTTTGCTCCCATGCTGGCCAAGCCTGGGCGGGAGACGCCGCTCGGTTCAGACGTGGCCGGGTTCATTCTCGCCAACCGCAAGGACGACGCCGAGATTATCCTCGACATGGGAGGTGGTTACGGCGGTGCCACGTATGAAAAACTGCTGGACAACAAGATCCCGGTTGTGTCGTACAAGGGGTCTACCGCCGTCGACACCAGAACCAAGGATCGGCAGCTGAAATTCACGAACAAGAGAACCGAGGCATACTGGCGTTTGCGTGAAGCCTTAGACCCTAGCCAGGACGGTGGTGCGACAATGATGCTGCCTGACGACCCACGGCTCATGGCCGACTTGGCTGCCCCACATTTTGAAGTCACACCGAAAGGGCTTAAACTCGAAACCAAAGAGGACGTATGCGCTCGCCTAGGCCGGTCTACAGACCGCGGCGATGCCGTTGTAATGGCATGGTCGAGCGGGCCAAAGTTCATGACCGACGGCGGTGAGTGGCTGGTACGTCGGGAAACTGTGAAGAATCGCGGCGCCAATGGTGTCAAGGTCATAACCAGTAAGGATCGCAGAAATGGCAGGTGAAATGACACCAGATACGCGCCCGGTACGTGCCAAGCGGCAGGACAAAAATGAGCCCGAGAACCTGGGCCAGACCATTAGGGCTGTAAAGAGCCGACCGGCCAAGCCCGGTAAGCCAAGCAAGCCTGGGAACAAGGGGAGGGGTCGATAATGGGTGGTCTATTCGGTGGTGGCGGTGGTAAGCCTAAATTAGACCCTAATAGGGTTACTGATTTCTCAAACTACGACGCTGCCAAACATGGTGCGAACGTGAAGCCTCTGGAGCGTAACCCAGGTTTGCTAGGCGGGCCAAACGTAGAAGCCCTTTTCAAGCAGTGGGACTCGAAATCAGCTGCTTACGACGCGCAACTTGCGCGGGAGAAGAAGATTCTCAGTTCTCGTAGCGGGCCAGGTAAACCAGTTGACTGGACGCCAGAGCAAAGAAGCCTTGCCAGTGTTAAAAAGCAGCGCCTTGCAATGGCCGAACAACTGTACGCCCTGGAGCAAAGCATAATGAAGCAAACGTACAGAGCCCCAGCAGGGTATCAGCAACCTGGGTCTGCGCCTGCACCTGCCGCACCAGCCCCTGTGTTCACGCCGCCAGCGCCGGAAAGTTCGCCAGCTGCAGCAGCTGCGGGTACTATCGTTGGCACGCAGCTGACAGGCACCATGGGTGCCGATACCGCGAACACAGGCAAGAAACGCGGCGGCGGTCGCCGCGGCAGGGTATCCACGCTGTTGGGTGGATTCGGTGGCGGTGGCGAGACATTCGGAGGGTGACATGGGCGACTTTAGCAACCTCACTATGAACACCGCAGCCGGGGCAGGCACCGGGAATATCCCGCTGATGATACCCACTGACAAAAAAGCAGAAGATCAGTGGGGCCTAGTGGCTAAGGCCATGCAAGGCATTAACCAGAACGGGCTGCCGGCTGGCACCCCAGGTGCTACGGCGACCGCACAGGCCCAAGCACCTGCACCAGTTGCCCAGGCGCCTGCACCAGTTGCCCAGGCCCAGGAGCCTGCACCAGTTGCAGCACCTGCGCCGGCACCAGTGGCCCAGCCTGTCGCCCAGCCCCCGGCAGCGCCTGCTGCGCAACCAGCTGCAGCAGCGCCGCCAGCCCCCGCCGCGCCAGCCGGATCTTTAGTTGGTACAATGGGCTCCGATGTGTCCAAAGGCGGCGGTCGTCGCCCGCGAGGACTGCGAAATTTACTCACAGGTTTGGGCGGCGCCGTTGAGACGCTTGGTGCATAAGGGGGAGAAATCATGTTTGAGATAAACAAGCCGGTTAAAGAAGCCCCGCTTCTCGGCGCCGTCATAGGCGGTTTGGTCGGTGGCGGCGGTACGCTGGCGGGTATTATGTCTGTCGGCGGAATGGTCGGCGCTGGTTTGGGTATGGTCGCAGGAAATATGCTTGGCGACGCGATGGGCCCGAAAATGCCAGACATGAGCATCGCCCAAAATACCCCAACAGACGTGCCGTCCACGCCACCAGCAGCAGTAGCGCCGGCAGTGCCAGGAACAGCAGTAGAGACACCAGGGTTCACTGGCGGTGAAGGCTCTCCGCAAACCACCGACGACGTTTCTACGGGCGAGTTGAACCGCAAGCGCCGTGGTCGTGTATCCACGATCCTAACCAACCGGGAGGCCACCGTCGGCGAGGAAGAAGTCGAACGGTTGGGAGGCTAAATGGAAGACAAGAAACTGTACGAGCAGGGCGAGCAGCTGCATTCCAAGCGCTCGTCGCTGATCAGCCTATGGCAGGAGATGGCAGAGAATTTCTACCCCGAGCGTGCGGACTTCACCTTCCGCCGTTCGTTAGGTACTGATTTTGCTGACAATCTCTCAACCAGCTACCCCATCCTGGCCCGCCGTGACCTGGCCAATTACTTTTCGTTCATGCTCCGGCCAACTGAGAAGCCGTGGTTCCACCTGACCATCCGCGGCGACGACACTGAGGAGCCAGGCGGCAACGTGGATCCAGAGGCCCAGGTGTGGCTGCAGTGGGCTGGTAAGGTACAGCGCAAGGCGATGTACGACCGCGATACCCAGTTCATCCGAGCCACGAAAGAAGGCGACAACGACTTCGCCACGTTCGGCCAGTGCTGTATCTCAGTCGAGCTGAACCGGGAAAAGTCAGGCTTGCTGTACCGCTGCTGGCACCTGCGCGACATGGCTTGGTCAGAAGATGAGGAAGGTAAGATCGGCATGGTCGTCCGCAAGTGGAAGCCCACTGCGCGTGACCTCGTAAGGATCTTCGGCGCTTCCAAGCTGCACCCTGATGTTATGAAGATGGCTGAGCGCACCCCATTCGAAGAAATCGACGTTCGCCATATCGTGGTGGAAGCCGATATGGCGGATGGCAGTTTCAACACCCCGTACGTGTCGATCTACTTCGACGCCGTGCATATGAAGACCATAGAGAAGGTCGGCGTGTTCTCGCCGATCTACGTTATTCCACGTTGGCAGACTGTGAGCGGGTCGCAGTATGCCTACTCCCCAGCCACCGTGGCTGCCCTGCCAGACGCCCGTCTGCTGCAGGCTATGACCTACACCCTGCTGGAAGCCGGCGAGAAGCAAGTCAACCCGCCGATGATCGCAGTGCAGGAGGCTATCCGCTCCGACGTTTCGATCTTCGCTGGTGGTATCACCTGGGTCGATGCGGCCTACGATGAGAAGCTGGGCGAAGTGCTACGCCCGCTGACTCAGGACAAGAGCAGCATGCCGCTCGGTGTCGACATGGCGCGGGACACCCGGTTCATGCTGTCGGAAGCGTTCTACCTGAGTAAGCTAAACTTGCCCCAACGCGCACCGGAAATGACAGCTTATGAAGTGGGCCAGAGGATTCAGCAGTACATCCGCGATGCTCTTCCGCTCTTTGAGCCGATGGAGCTGGAGTACAACGGTGCGATTTGCGAAGAGACTTTCTCCCTTCTCCTGCGCTCCGGGGCGTTCGGTTCGCCCTTCGACCTGCCTGAAAGCCTTCAAGGGGCTGACATTCAGTTCCGCTTCGAAAGCCCGCTGCACGAGGCCATCGAGCGCGAGAAAGGGAGCCGCTTCATGGAAGCCCAGCAGTACATCGCAGCTTCTGTTCAGTTCGATCCTTCGACTGCTATGCTTATCGACGCCAAGCAAGCCCTGCGTGATGTACTGGAAGGGATTGGCGTTCCTGCCAAGTGGGTCGTCAGCAAAGACGACGTTGAGGCACAGATGCAGGCGCAAGCGGAGCAACAGGAAGCAGCCACCGTGCTTGCCGGTATGCAACAAGGTGCTGATGTTGCTAAAACGCTCGGAGAAGCAGGCATGCCACTTGTAGAGAATCAATAATGGATGTGAAGAGTGCGCCGTTTTATCCGCCAGCCTATGAGCTGGCAGATATCATGGCCATAAAGGGCCTGGCAGCTGGCACGGCCTCGGCCGATCAACAACAACGTGCCATCAAATGGATCATAGAGAACGCTTGCGCCACCTATGAACTTTCGTACCGCCCAACGAGTGATCGCGACACTTCGTTTGCCGAGGGACGGCGCTTTGTCGGTCTACAGATCGTCAAGGCCCTGAAACTCGATATCTCGAAACTGCAGAGGAAAGACAAATGAAACCCTGGTACACCATTTACCAAGATGAAAACGTCGACGACGGCGCTGACCTGGGTGGTGCAGACGATACGGTAGACACAACTACTGATGCACCAGCCGACACTACCACTCCCCCCGCTGCCGCAGCTGCCGACACCACGCCGGCTGCCAAGGAAGAACCTGCAGGCGACTGGGCGCCAGACTGGCGTTCCAAGATTTCCCCGGACGCCAAGCACCAGAAGACCCTGGAGCGCTTCGACTCACCCAAGAGTATGTTCGAAAGCTACATGGCCCTGCGCCAGAAGCTGGACAGCGGCGAGCTGAAACCTGTTTCCGAGTACCCTGCCGACGGCAAGCCCGAGCAGCAGGCTGAATGGCGCAAGGCCCACGGTATCCCTGATGCACCGGAAGGGTACGAGCTGGCGTTCGACGACGGCCTGGTGATCGGCGAGCATGACAAGCCTATCGTTGAAGGGTTCCTGAAAGCCGCGCATGAGTCCAACGCTTCACCAGAGCAGGTGAACAAGATCATGCACTGGTACTACGAGGAACAGGAGCGCATGCTCAGCGCCCAGGAAGAGAAAGACTCCACGTTCCTGCGTGAATCCGAAGACGTTCTTCGCGCTGAGTGGGGCGGTGACTTCCGTGCCAACATCAACATGATTCGCGGCCTGGTCGACACCATGCCGGCTGACGTGAAAGACCTGTTCGTCAATGCTCGCCTGGGTGATGGTAACGCACTGTTGAATCACCCGGACATGGCGCGCTGGTTGGCCATGAATGCTCGCACCATCAACCCGGTAGCCACCGTGGTGCCTGGGGCTGGTGCAAACATCGCTGGCGCAATCGATGATGAAATCACCACGATTGAAAAGACAATGAGGGAAAACCGTAAAGCGTACAACGCAGACTCGAAGATGCAGAATCGTCTGCGTGAGCTTTACAGTGCGAGGGAGCGTGCGAAGGCATAAGGAGTGTGGGGGCGGGGGTACTCAGAAGTGTGGACTATTCCCCCCTTCCACTTTTTCATGCTAGTCTTAAAACAATTCAGCGGTCAACCCATTTATGGCACCGCTGGAAACTGAATACCGTAGTAGCAAGGCCCTGCTAAAACAAACTGGCCCTCGCAAGAGACAACCCGTAGTTTGGCACTGCAGACAACCCCGGCGAACGGACTAAAAACCTGTTTATTGGAGTAACTGTCATGTCTGACACGGCATTTCAAACCCAGTACCGCCAGGAATTTATTGCCGGTTTCGAACAGCATCAATCTTTGCTGCGCGATACCGTCACTACCGAGGCGGTTATTAAGGGCAACACTGCGGTCTTCCTAGTCGCTGATTCTGGCGGCGCTGCGGCAATGACTCGCGGTGTAAACGGTATGATTCCCGCTCGCGCGGACAATAACACTCAGAATAGTGTTGTCCTGCAGGAATGGCATGACCTCGTTCGCAAGACCAGCTTCAACGTCTTTGCGTCCCAGGGCAGCCAGCGCGAAATCATGCAAATGACCACTATGGCCGTCGTCAATCGCAAGATCGACGATGAGATTATCACCGAGCTGAACACCGCTACGAACGACACCGGGGCTGCTGCTACCGGATCGGTCAGTATGTTCCAGCACGCCCGCGTTATCCTGGGCAACAATGACGTACCTTGGGATTCCAATATTACGTTGCTGTGTACCCCGGCTTTCCTGGCCTATCTGGAGCAAGCCCCTGAGTTTGCCAACGCCCAGTACGTTGACCTGCGTCCCTACGCCGGTCAGGAGTCGAGCTGGAAAGACAAGCCCATGAGCTACAAGTGGCGCAACTGCTCGATCATCGAGCACCCCAACCTTCCAGGCAAAGGCACCAGTGCCGAGAAATGCTTCTTGTACCACAAGAATGCCATCGGCCACGCCGCTGCCACCGGGAGTATGGAAACTCCGGTTGGATATGACGAGGAGCAAGCCTATTCGTGGGCGCGTGCCTCGATCTTCATGGGGTCGAAGCTGCTGCAAAACAGCGGCATCGTTGTCATTAACCACGACGGTAGCGCCTTCGTCGCTCAGTAAGGAGTAAGGATCATGGCCTATAACGGCACTACGGCGGCTTCGTCCGTATCCAACCCGCCCCGCGCTCTTGTACAGGGCCTCGGCGGTCACGTCAGCTCTTCGGGTTTCGACGATATCGGGCACCCTGGGGCACATGCTGGTAGCTTGTGGTCGTATGTTTCGACCAACACCACTGCTGAGGTGGTGGCTGCTGGTTTCTTCACTGATGGTCAGCGTCTCGGCATGCGTCCTGGCGATATGGTGCTCGGTGTCTCGCACACCACCACCGTGGGTTCCAGTGGTGTAGGCTGGATGGGTGTTGTCTCTCACGTCAGCTCCACCGGCGTGAGTCTCAACGCTGGCATCGTGACCTAAGCAACATTGGCTGGTGGGGGCGTTCGCGCCCCCTTTTTTTACCTCGGAGAAAAACAATGTCCGTCGACACGATTCGTTTCAGCGAGTTCCCTCACAAGAACATGAGCTGGTCACTCACAGTCCCAGCCAACACCACCCTTGAGGAAGTCCTCAACCCTTCGTACCTGGCAAACGTAGCCCCCAAACTATCCCTCTACGACCGTGTTCACGTCAGCGTCGACACCGGCGAGTGGTACGCGGAGCTGTTGGTGGTATCATGTGGTCGGGTTTGGGCCAAGCTGGTTCCACTGGTCAAGATCGATCTGACCAGCAAAGACGACGACCAACTGGAAGGTGAAGCCTTCGAGAAGTTCATCGTCCAGTACCGCGGCCCGCACTTGAAGTTCTGCATCGTCCGCAAGGAAGATAAGGAATCGATCAAGGAAAACCTGCAGACCAAGGTAGAGGCCCACAACTGGCTCAATTCGTATGTAATGACTCTCTAAAGGCGGTGCATCATGGCGGCGACTCAACTCGGACTTTACAATGAAGCCCTACGACTGATCGGAGAACGCCGCCTCGCCAGCCTAACCGAGAACCGGGAGCCCCGCAGGGTTCTCGACGATATATGGACTGACGGCGCTGTCGACTACTGCCTAGAACAAGGGCAGTGGAACTTCGCAATGCGCGCCGTAGAGATTGAGAAGTCCATCACCACCCTACCTGCCTTCGGCTACAACAACGCCTTCGACAAGCCCAACGACCACATCCGAACTGCCGGCGTCTGTGAAGATGAATACTTCACGGTGCCGCTGCTGCGCATGGTTGAGGAAGTGGGGTTTTGGGTAGCTGATATAGACCCGATTTACGTCCGCTACATATCCAAGGCTGCCACCTACGGCAACGACCTGACCCGCTGGCCAGTGACCTTCACCAAGTACGTGGCCGCGTACCTGGCTTCTGAGGCGGTGTTCACCCTGACGCAGAGCAACGAGAAGCAGAACTACATCTTTGGGCTGATGATGCGCCGGCTGACCGACGCCCGCAGCAAGGACGCCATGGCTGACCCCACGGCTTTCATGCCGCAGGGTGGATGGACTGCTTCACGCAGGGGC